CCCCACAACCGACGTAATCAAATTCTACGGCGACGGCACAGGCGGCTGGCTTAAGACCGGGGCCTCAGCGATCAACACCGCCGCCGCCCTCGAGGGCGCCGTACTCATGTACGCACAGTCACCCGTAGCCCAGGTCGTACTGAAAAACACCGGGGCCGACCTCCCGGCCGACCAGGTCGACGCGCTGCTTGAGGCCTGGGAAACGGCCCGCGCCGATCACTCCACCGCCTACCTAAACTCAACCCTCGAGGCCCACGCCATGGGCATCAACCCGTCGGAGATGCAACTAACCGAGGCCCGCAACGCCGCCGCCGTGCAGATAGCACGCGTCGCCAACCTCGACCCCATCTGGACCGGGGCAGGAGTCCCAGGCTCAAGCCTCACCTACTCCAACCGCGTCGACCTCTACAGGCAGCTGCTCGACACCGCCCTCACCCCAGTAATGCGCAACATTTCCGAGCGGCTATCCATGCAGGACGTCACACCCCGCGGCCATAGCGTCCGATTCGACACCACCGAATTCCTCAGGTCCAACCCGATCGAATTGGCAAGCCTGGTCCAGACTCTCCTGCCCCTAAATGTCATCACCGAGGACGAGGCCCGCCTCATCCTCGACCTCCCGCAACTTGGCGTCATGTCCTACACCCGCCTCCCAGGAACGGAACCGATGCAATGAAAACCGCAGAATTTACCGCCGACCTGGTCGTCGAAGTCCGAGAGGACAGCAGCGGCGACGTCGTAGCCACCGGATACGGTCGAGCCGTCCCGTACGGCGATCCCACCGACCTCGGAGGCATACAGGAGTCATTCGCCCGCGACGCGTTCGACCCCGCCGACGTGATCGGCCGCCCCCTCGCGTACCGCCACGACCAGCCCGTAGGCGTCATCACAAACGCCGAAAATCGCGAGGACGGCCTCTACATCGACTTCGAGATCGGCAACACCAGCCTCGGCCGGGACGCCGCGACCCTCGCCCGCATGGGCGCATCGAAAGGCCTGTCGGTCGGGTTTAACCCCATCGAATCGGCGTGGGCGAAAACCCGCGACAAGGTCGAACACCTCAAGGCTCGCCTACTCGAGGTCAGCCTTACCCCGTACCCCGCATACGCCACCGCAGGCGTATCGGATATCAGAGAGGAACAGTCAATGTCCGAGACCATGGACAACACGCCCGAGGTCCAGGCCTCGGTCGACGTAGAGGCCCGCGAATCGCTGGCCGAGATCCGCGAGGAAATGAGCACCCTCGCCGCCAAGGTGCACAGCGCCGAGGCATCGCACCCGCTAGACCAATTCCGGTCATTCGGGGACTACGTGAAGGCCGTCTACAACGGCGACACCGAAAACCGCGCCCTCGACGTCCAGACCCTCGCCGACGCGCCGGGCCTGGTTCCGCCTGTGTGGCTCCGCGACATCAAGGGCGTCCTCGACCGCGGCCGCCCCTGCATCTCCGCGATCGGTGGCCCGACCAGCGCCGCAGGCGCAGGCATGACCGTTAACTGGCCCTACTTCACCGGGGACCTGTCGGCGATCGTCGCGGCACAATCGAACGAGGGCGACGAAGTGAACTCGGTGGACATCGACATCCTGAAGGGCACGGCGACCCTGGCGACCTACGCCGCGGGCTCCCGGTTGTCTTTCCAGGTGATCGAGCGCACCGACCCGTCCTACGTCGACGCGCACCAGCGCATCATGGTCGGCGCCTACGGCACGGAAACGGACTACGCTTTCCAGGCCGGACTGTGGGCGAACGACACCGCCGGAGTCGACTACGACTTCTCCGCCGATAGCACCGGATCCGCATTCATCGAAGCAGTGTGGGCCGCGGCTATCGACGTCGAGACCGCGACGGGCCAGCCCGCCGAGGTCGTCTACTGCTCGAGCGCCGTCATGAAGAAGCTGGGCGCGTGGTCGTCGTTCCAGGCGCAGAACTACCCCGTCCAAAACGTCGGGGGTGTGTTCGACGGCCGTACCGGCCGGGCGACCGTTATGGGTCTGCCGCTGGTCCTCGCCCGCGAATTCGCGACCGATGACACCGAGTCCGCCATCGTGACAAACCGCGCCGCGTGCGGTTGGCTCGAGGACGGCCCGCGCTTGGCCACGAACGACGTGGCCGGGAACCTCGGTCGTGACGTCGCGATCTACGGATACAGCGTGTTCGCGCCGTACATCACCGCCGGAATCGTCGGCATCTACGACCAGGCGTAACCGCGAACGATTAGGGAGCCGACAGACATGGCACTGGTAACCGGGCAGGATCTAGCCGACGCGCTAGACCTCGACTACGTCGACCCCCTCGACGCCGTCCTGGACCAGGTAGCCGAGGCCTCGGCCGATATTGTCGGCTCCCTAATCACCGCGACCGCCGTAACCGACGAACCCGCCGCCTGCAAAGAGGCGGCCGTCGCGGTCGGCGTCGAACTGTTCCAGGCCCGCACAGCAAGCGGAGGGCAGGCCGTCGCCACCGACTTCACACCCGGGCCGTACCGCCTGTCTGTGTGGCTCACCCGTAGGGTCATGGCGCTACTCGCGCCCTACCTGCGAGTCGGCGGGATGGTCGGCTAGTGGCCCTCTCAACCGAAGCACGCCAGGCGCTGGTCTCCGCCCTCGAGGGTAACGGGATCCGCGTCTACGACAGCGTGCCCGCAGTACCCAAACCACCCGCCATAGTCATAACCCCCGACGCGCCGTGGATCGTGCCCGAGCGCCTCGGGACGCCCCTCAATTACCGGGTCCGCTGGCGCGTCCTGGTCGTCATCAGCCCCCGCAGCAATGACGCCGCGACCGTCGACATCGAGGACGCCGTCGACACCGTCCTCGGACTGATCCCCTCGACGATGAACGTCGAGCAAGTAAACCCACCCCAACTAAACGACGTTGGGGCACAGGGAACCGTACTAACCACCGAGATAAACGTCTCGGCCCACTGGAAGGAATAAGAGATGCCCGCAGTATCCGTAGCCGGGGCCGCGTTCACAGTTGACGTCGCCTCGGTCCAATACGCGTCCCAGGTCACCACCGGGACCATCACCACCACGCCCACCATTACCCGCACCAAAACCCTCGACGATGTCGCGTTCGATCAGACAGACCTGAATACGACTATCTCGATTGACTTCCTGTACGACGAAAACAGTGGCCTGTACGACGCGCTACACACTGCCGTTGCTGCTGGGAATACGGTCGCAGTCGATATTCGTTCCGCGAGCGGCCATTGGGCCGGTAACGGAATGTCAATCGAAAGCCTCGACCTATCGTTCGACGCGACTGGCGTAGCGACGGCGTCTGTCGGATTCACTGGAACCGTCACATTCTCATAGTGAAAGGAAACGGGGAAACGCCATGTACCCGCAATTAAATATCTACCTCGATGACGACAGCGAGCCGACCGTCGTGCAACCCCTAACGGTCGACTTCGAGGTGGCCGAGACGCTTTACCCGAGCGGCCAGGTCACCGACAACGGCCTACGACTAGTCGTGGCCTACTGCCACATCGAGGGCAAGGAACCCAAAACGGTAGCCGAGGTGCGGGGCTGGGCCCGGACTCGTAAAGCCCGCGTAATGGTCGGGAGCGAGCCGGACCCTACCCCGTCGGATCCGTCCGACGAATGATTGTCCGAGTCGCGCTAGCGACCGGGCGACCATACGCGGAGGTCCGACACTACGAGCCCGCGCTCCTGGCTACCATCATCGAGGAGTTACAACGTGGCGACCAGGAGTAGCAAACGCTTCGACTACTACGTCGAGGGCCTAAACGAATTGCTACGCGGCCTCCGCAACCTGGGCCCCGAGGCTAATAAAGAGCTGCGCAATGCGTCTAAGACGATCGCGCAGCATCACATGGCTCCGGCTTGGCAGGCCGCCGCCCGCAACTACGCCGGGCCGTGGGGCGATGTCATAGCCGACAGTGTGCGGGCCGCGAGCGACCGCGTGCCGAAAGTGTCCATCGGTGGAAACCGTCCACGATTCTCCGGTGGCGCCACCGCGACGATGGTCCGCTACCCGTCGTCGAGCGGCCGCGCCCGCGATAGTTTCGCGCCGTTCCAGGCCACTAACTGGATCGAGCAAGCCCGCGGCTACCAGCCCGCCGCCCTTAAGGCCTGGGGCCAGGCCGTCGACCAGGTCGTACAGAAATGGGGCGTACTTTAAATGGCTAAGACGCTAACCGTCTACCTGGCGGCCGACCTAAAGAAATTTAACTCCGGCATGGACACCGCCAGCCGAAAGGTCGGCGGATTCTCCGGGACCCTGAAAAACACCATGGGCCCGGCACTGATCGCCGCCACAGCAGCGGCCGGGGCGTTCGCCCTCAAGTTAGCCAAAGACGGCGTACAGGCCGCGATCGAGGACGAAAAGGCCGTCGCCAGCCTCGCGAACACCCTGGATAACCTGAACCTTGCGCACGACACCCAGGCCGTCGAGGACTACATTTACCAACTCGAACGGGCCTACGGCGTAGCCGACACCGACCTACGGCCAGCCTACGAGCGCCTAGTCCGATCGACCCAGGACACCGACGACGCCACCCGCGCCCTGGACATTGCCATGGACATATCCGCGGCCACAGGCAAAAGCCTCTCAAGCGTCGCAGACCAATTAGCCAAGGCATACGACGGCCAAGTCGAGGGACTATCCAGGCTCGGCGTAGGACTAGACCGGACGCAACTCAAGACGATGTCGGTCGACGACATCATGATGACCCTCGCCAATAATTTCCAAGGCGCCGCCGCGACCGCCGCCAACACCTTCGAGGGCCGCCTAAACCGACTCCAAACCGCCACCGACAACCTTGCCGAAGCGTTCGGCGCCGGGCTCCTGGACAGCCTCAACGACGCCACCGAAGGAACCCAGGACGCCGTCGACGCCATGGAGGACCTGGAGCCACTGCTCAAGGACCTAGGCGGCCTGGTCGGCGAAACCGTTACCGATGTCGCATACCTCGCCAGTGCCGTCGGCGACCTCGCCAGCGGATTCCGCGGCCTCGAGGACTCCATGGGGCCACTGCCGACCGCGTTTAACGTTGCCCGCCAAGCCCTCGAGCCGTTCATAAACCCGATTGGATTCGCCGCCGACGCCCTCAGAGAGCTGCGCGGCGAAGTTAACAAACTGGTCGACATCGGCGGGGGCGACTTCTCCGACACCATGGAGGACACAGGATTCACCACCGCGGCCGCGCACGCCACCTACCGCGACGCCGCGGTCA